GAATGCGTATCAACGAGGATTTCCAAAACAAATTATTAAGTGAAGCAAAGAATAATAAAGAAGATTATGTCGGTAAGTTAGCAGGACAGATTGATAGTGAAACAGGGTACACGGACGAGTCTAGACAGATTATCTTGCCCTATGTATCTAGTGCATTAGGACTATATAACCAGGCCTATGAGGCTTATACGAAGAAGAAGTTTGAAAAGAATCCTGAGTATATCTTATCAGCATTATGGATTAATCATCAGAAGAAAAATGAGTTTAACCCACCGCACGATCATGACGGTAAACTGTCGTTTGTAATCTATTTGAAGATACCTGAGGAACTAAAGAAAGAAAACGAAGCGTATAGAGGAAGATCATGTGGCCCGGGCGGTATACAGTTTTTATATGGTGAAGGACCTAGAGACGCTGTAACTTATATGTCATATTTCCCACAAGAGAGAGATATGTTTATATTCCCTGCGTGGCTGAAACATTGGGTAAGCCCCTTTAAATCAGACTGTACGCGTATTAGTGTGTCTGGAAACATACATGACTCTGCGCCGTTAAATAATATAACTAAATTTGGACCTGAATATGTTGAGACTAAAAAAGACGATAGTAAGGCTTAGAATGTGGTACGCGGATATACGCGGACATCACGGTAAGCGTTGGGACTATGAACCTGGAGAATGGTACATGGGCCGACATCGAAAAAAATGAACTGTTGGCACTGTAATACAGATCTAATATGGGGTGGAGATCATGATGCAGAGGATAGTGACACTTTTAGCATGGTTACAAATTTAAGTTGTCCTAAGTGCCATAGTTTTGTGGAAGTTTATTACCCTAGTGAGGAGACTATAAAAGAATATGATAAAGAAGAATAATCGATACAGCTATGCCACCGGTACACGGTACATGGATCACGGACAACGGAGATATGATGTTGCCGGTTACAGACTACCAAGTGTAACGACCATTTTGGGTCGAACTAAAGATCAAAAGTTTTTACAGGATTGGAAAAAGAAAGTTGGCGAAAAAGAGGCAGAGAGAATTAAAACAACTTCCGCTACACGTGGAACAGCAATGCATAAATATTTAGAGAATTATGTATTAGGTAAAGGTTATGAAGATCTAACTGAGTTGGGACAAGAGACGAAACGTATGGCTGAGAAGGTCATAGAGCTAGGTCTAGCCCCTGTCAGTGAAATATTCGGCTCCGAGGTTACACTATACTATCCAGGCCTCTACGCAGGCTCTACAGACTTAGTTGGAATACACAATGAGAAAGAAACTGTTATAGATTTTAAACAAGCTAATAGACCAAAGAGAGAAGAATGGATTGGAGATTATAAATTGCAATGCGCAGCGTATGCCATGGCACATGATCAAGTACACGGCTCTAACATTGAACAATGTGTGATTATGGTATGTACTCCTGACCTATACTACCAAGAATTTAAGATTGATGGACTTAATTTACGTAAAGCAAAACATGATTTCTTACGTAGACTAGATCAATACAACGATATTATGAACGATGAAAAGGAGACCTATGGCACATGATATACTATATAATGCTTTGATCAAAAGATACGAAGCTGAGATCGCTGACGCTAATGCGAAGATAACAATTATGTTTACTAGCCCGAGAATCATACCTGAACACATAGATGTGACTGGTGAGATTGATAAGGAATTAGGCAAAATTGAGGCAGCAGAGTCAAAGATGTCAATATTGCAGCAAGTATATGGCAGAAAAAAGGCAAACTAGGACACTATAGTGATGTCAGAAACAAAAAAAGTTTTTTTTATAAAAAAAAATAATTCAAAATAATGTCCAAAATGTTCAATAAGCTAGCAATACCAACAAAATATTGGGTTATATTGGACACTTTTTTAATATTTTGGACACTTTCTGTGGTATATATACCTATATATGGACACTTTTTTAAAACTTTGGACACTATTTGAAATGATTGGACACTTTTATGAAACGTAAGAAGAGATATAAACACGCAAACATAGGTAAAAAGAAGTATTACTTTTATTCTATCAGGTGGTTGGACATCACGGGGGATGCCGGGCATGCAACTCCAGAAGAGTTTGATAAGTTTGGTTGTGCTGTCATGGTAACACAAGCCTATGTGTATAAGAAAGATAGTAAGTTCTTATGGACGTTCGCTTCTTATGATGAGAAGGAAGAAGTGTTTAGTGATAGGAATGTATTTCCTAAAGGTTGTATTATGAAAATGGAAAGGATTACTCTTTGATCTTCTTTAGGTCGGGAGTGACATCTATAATCTGTGAGTAGTCGTCTAAAATTTGTTTCATCTTTGCTTCTAATTCTAGTTCTGATAGGTCCTCTAATTTTCCTGTTTTTATTATCTTGCGGTCTATATATAATCCTGCTGCTTTGCCTCGGTTTGTTTCCGCATTCACGGCTGCACTCCAAGCACCCTTTTTCAAAGCGCGTTCCCTAATTTTACCAAGTTCAGCTATGTGGCCATCATAAGTCACTTCAAACTTTTTAAGTCTCTCTTCTTTTAAATTGCCTATGTACTGTACAACAAGTGGATATAGTTTTGGGTTTGTAAGTGTAGACCCTTCTTGTCTTGCATTGTTCTTACTGTACCCAGCAAGCGTAGCTGCTTCTGTCTTTGTCATGGGTCCATCAGGTCCACCATATACTAGGTGTTCTGCGAATCTCATCTGCATTTCTGTCAATCTTTTCGGTACTCCCATATTGACTTTTTAAGCCAACAATCCTATAATGTCAATATGATAACGAAAGAAGAAGCAATAGCTTTTGAGAAACAAATAGAAGATATAAATACAAAAGAAGACAGAGGGCCTAGCGATCTAGAGCTTAGAATAGAGGACTTAATGAGAATAAATCTGTCTCATCAAAACTTAAATGCTGATCTTAGAAAAGAAATATCTTTCCTTAAAAAGAGAGGTGAACACTTTGAGTATATGTACAATCAACTTAAAAAAGAGAAAGAAGATTTACATGAAAAAGGTCAGAGCATGTTGAATGAGTTTAGAAACAAGGGTGATGTCTAGTGTTTGTTAGACACTTACAAGAGTATCTTGATAAGTTTACAACTGGTCCTAAGGGTCAGAAAGGTAATGCTGTAAGTAATGCTAGAATATATATTTTAACAGACAAGGGCTACCTTGAAGAGATCAAACGTATTGAAGTTCACGAAAGCACAAAGCCAGGAGACACATCTGTTCGTGTGGTTTTGAAACCAAACAAAGAAGAATTAATCATAATGCCACCAGGATATGTTAAAGATTACTAATGACATTGTTCGCTTAAAAAACTTATGGGTCCAGAGGCAAAACTTTACAGAAAATTTAAGAAAGCAACACCCACAATATCGTACTCTCGTATAGAAAATTTAGCATTACCGGGTGTGCCAGATACACTCTGTTACAACAAATATAATACTTTTTTCACAGTTGAATTTAAGGTCGCAAAAGCCAACAAGGTTAGGCTAAGTCCACATCAAATTGCATGGCATATGAGACATCCGTATAATACTTTCATCTGCATCGAGGCCCTCGGTCCGGGCATCGTGAAACTTTATGAGGGAGAACAAGTCCGCGAGCTTGCTGCTTGCGGCTTGGAGCTTGAACCTTTGTGCTTGGGGCTTGACGCTTGCGGCTTGCTGCTTACGCAGCTTGGAGCTTGAAGCTTGCGGCTTACTAAATAACCATTGTCCCTGCACCATTGTTCATGGTGCATCCTTATTATTGAATCGAATTTAGTGTTGGCCATATGCAACGTTCTTGACTTCAGGATCCCAGCAGGCCCTGCAATCTTTACATTCATTGTCTTGAGTTGGCGCGGGACACGTGGCCCCAGATGTCACAACCGTTGACGTGTTAGGCCATGAGCCCGGGGCGTCTTGGTCTACCATCGGCGCGCTAAATCTTATAACCAGATTATCTGGGCACAGCGGCAGGAAGTGTTTGATCCATGCTTCACGGGTCGGCAGCCAGTGCCTGGTCTCAGGCGTTAACTTACACACCGCAAAGATCTTAATGAGGTGAGCTTCGTCCTGCACGTCGCCAGAGTCATGCCAGCGGAACACCTTCGACTTCTTGCTGTTAATGAGTAACGCCATGGCCCCGGTCCAGAGCTCATGCTTGATGCTGGCCAGCCTTCTATATTGCGCGTCTTGCACAACCTTAAATACATAACAACCCTTGAGAGCGTAGCAGCCCTCGCACGTGGACCCTGATACCTTCACCAGCTTCGAGCCTGTCTTGCATTCTTTGGCCGGTATACCATATGCCCAGCCAGGCATTTTTGAAGGCTTGCTCAGGCCTCCCACTAGTTTTAGAGCTTCACTTGTTTTCATATTATCCCTTTCTATTTCTTATTATACTTTTCAATTGTGGCAAAAGCTTGACGCTTGGAGCTTGAAGCTTGACGCTTGTGAATCAAACCCTTGTTTGCGTTTGATATTGACCGCGGTCCAGGAAGCTTGTAGCTTGTAACCTGTAACCCATCAAAAAATTTCTGTGTGCTTTTCAAGTAGGAAGCCGGCAGCTGGCCATGGTCCTCCAGGAACCATGGCAGCAGGTCGTTGTGATTAATTCTTTTAACCATAATATTTAGTTTGTTTTTTGTATTCCTCTTCAGTCATTCTAACTAACTGCAGGAACGTCTCGAGCGTTTGCTTAGCTCTGTGACCGTCGTCCCCAGTCACTATGTTTACCGCTGTACAAATTCGATCTATTATTTGATCGAAGCTCAATGCATTTTTTTCTTTTTTCATTGTGTCCTTTCATTGTTGTTATTGTGTTTAATTCTTCTTTTTGGCATTTTCTGATTTTCCTAATCCAGTTGGCCATGATTGAGGTTTCTTTTTTCTAGGCCTTATGTCTTCCTTCACCAGCGCAATAAGCTCTTCTAATGCTTTGGCAATTCTTAATAATGTTTTGTTGTCCATTGTATACCTTTCTGTTTATATCCTATACTATCCTATTACTAGGATGGTGTCAAGCTGCTTGTTGCTTGGAGCTTGCGGCTTGAAGCTTGGTCCTTAGAATCATTCTAAAGTGGTCAAGCTCTTCACATCCCGCTCGCATGTGGCTTTGGACACTAATAACTTGACCCCAGGTCCTGCTAGCTGAATTTAATTCGACACAGGACCAGGGCTCAAGCTGGTGCTATTAACACCAGATTAAACCCGAAAGGACTACAGGACGCTGTACAGCAAATTACCTTCGCATTCTGGAAAGTACCTGTAATACCTAATTCAATATAAGGGTTGACAATCTATTTGTCAAGGGATAATATGGGATAATTATAAACAAATAAAGAAAGGTTATATGTCAGCAAAAATAAGAATGAATACCGAATACAGAAACAAATTCTATAATAGAATTAAAGATGTATTTGAAAAAGAAGAAACGCAAGAGCAACAGGCTTTTATGCAATCAAGAGAAGATTTCAACGAGTTGCAGAAATCTACATTTGATGTTGCAAAGCAAGTTGTTGAAAGGTCATATCCAAAAGAAGATGTAGATACTCTACGAGTATTTAAGAAAAAATATGGCGACCCCTGTGATGTAGTTGCAAAAGATAAATGCTTTTACTTTGCACATAACGAAGATGTAAATGACGAGGGCGAAAAAGAAGAAACTAAATCGCATTTTGATTTTGGTTTATTCGGCAATCTAAATGGTAACGAGTATAGTGGTCAAGAAGATACTGAACACTTTGCTCACGCATATTTTAGAGAAGAACTAAAAGAGAAAGGTTGCAACCCTGATATTATTGCTCAACAATCAGGCAAAGATCAGAACCCACATAAAACAAAGCATGTTGATATGTGTAATAAAGCACTCGGCAAAGATAGTAGTAGTCGTTATTCTGATAATGATAACACAGTTGGAATGACTAAAGATTTTAACGCACCATTCTATTGTGATGTGATTGGTACTTCTCATTGTAGAAGTCGTGCCATAGCTTGTACAAAAGACGAGTACAATATCTTTTTGATGTGGCGAAGTGCAAAAGCAAAAGTTGTTAGCACTCACCAAACATGGATTAATTCTATAATGAAACAATGCGATCAATTAAAAATCGGATTGAAAGCATATAGATATTTGTCCGAGGGTATTGAGTTGGCAAGTGAGTTAGGAATACAAGTTGATGAGGCTGAACTTATCAAAACTAATTCAACAGGCTTGACAATCTACAACCCTACAAATCTTGCTAATATGATTAAAGGTATGAAGAATAAAAATCAGACTAGAGAAGATAAAATCAAAGCAAGAATGGAGTATCAAAAACAATCAGTAAATTAACATTTGACACCTATGGGATTATCCTATAAGATAGTCCCATAAACAACAGAAAGGACGAAATGTTTTACATAACTTACTACGCAAAGAAACACAAAAAGTTTATCACTAGGAAAGGTCAGTATGATAAACCCGACGGAACGAAAGGAAAATCATTTACATCAAAGAATAACACACCTTGTTTAGTCTATTGGGATTTAGACAATGACGGTTGGAGAATGGCAACAGGAGAGGCAAAGGTTAGAATATGAGCGATTATAAATGGTGTCATGGTCCGAAGTGTCATAAGTCACATACACAGGACAGGATAAGAGGAAGTAAAGGTAGCAAGGTCCTAAGAACTAAGAAAGTAAAAACAACGCAATGGAATAGAGGCAATGGCTATGAGTATTTTTGTAGCACAGGTTGTTGGCAAGATTTCTTTTTAAAGTTTGCGCCTCAATGCATTGCTATTGCACCGAGGCACGAGCCTCTAGAAACACCGATTGAAATTGAAACTTTTACAAGGACAGATTATTTTGGCAAACCTTATACAGATAAAACAATAAAAGAAAGAGGGGTTGACACATCTATGGAATAGGATTATAAGGGATATAGAAAGGACATATATATGACAACACTTAAAGAAATACAATCAAAGGAAGATAGCCCATCACTATCAGACGCACAGAAGTTTGTAGGTGGTTGGGTTGAGTGTGTGCATTTAGATACAGGCACATTGATAGTAGAT